GGACGCTCATCATCAAAAAAAATCAGGGTCGCATTTCCGCTCCCCTGATCTATATAAGATGCCAGCGCTTGCAGCATCAGCAAGCTGGCTGGCAATGCTGGTTGTGTCATTTCACGTTATCCTGTGCTGCAATGTTGAATTCTTCTGCAGGATCAATTGCAAGTACTTGATTACTTCCAGCTCGAGTTCCAAATAAAACATATGAACCATCTTGTTTAGAAACTGTGCTGCTAAGCAACCCTCCAGAGTTGCGACTATAAGCTTGTACTGGGCATGAGATCGACACTCCATTTTTAGTTGTAATGCCTTTAATAATTAAGTTTGCAACGAATGATTTAGCTCTATATTCAAGTTTAAAATACTCTTTCATTTATTGCCCCTCGTAAACCTTAAAGAATAATGCGCCCTGAGCTGTATTCCCTGATGCTCTGCATCTACAAACTAAATAGACATCAATACCATTTTGCATCAAAGAATAGTTAGTTGCTAAAGATGCATTATTTGGGCAACTTGTAATTATGGGCAGTTCACCGATCATGTAGTTGTTTGCATCCAGCAAATAAATCGGTGAAAGCATAAATCCATCAAAAGGGTCTTCTTTTAATGTGTTGATACTTGAGCCTGAGTATGAAATACCAAAACCCGTAATAACGCTTGATAAATTACTATTTACACTTCCAGAATAATCCAGCAAAGTTGCTACATTTTGGCTTGTTAAATTGTTAAGCACGCTCGATATTGCTTGAGATGCTCCTGCTGTCGAATCTCTTCGCACTGCAAATAATGCGGGTTTTGATACTCCCTTCTGTTGTACAGCAACAAACCCGTATGGGATTTCATAATTTGCTGCAATGGTCATGCGAGGTATTAAATAGAATGAGTTTTTAGTTCCTATCAGCACCCAATTCCGCGCACTAGGGGATGGTGATGCAATCTCACTTGAGGTTGCTTGAATGGCTACTGTATCAACCATTGCGTAATACCACTTAAACCAGCCTGCCACAACACTTGTGCTGCTTGCCCCATTATTTCCCCAATTCATATTTGGGTTGCTTGGATTAAATGGTGCTTGATTCCCACTCAAATCATCAATACCACTGCATGCATCGAGTATTCCAACTTTTGCAAACTTTGCATAAGCATCTGTGTAATTGGGGTCGCGGTTATTATCTATACGCAAAAAATATGGATTTGCTGTTGTATCTTTTGCTTGATACACAGCTTTTTGAGCGCCTGAAAACTTTTTTGTCCAACCAAGCGGCGCCAGCTTGCATGAAATTATTCCAACCGCAGTCTGATCGGGTAAGTCAATTAAGAATTCAATTGTATTTGTAGTTAACCCCAGCACTTTGAATTCTGCATTCAGTGTTGATTCAGTTGCACCAGAAAATTCAATCACTTGAAACTGTTTAATATTGTGAGAATTGTTGAAAGTTGCAATGCCCACTCCATCTGAAATAACAATGCTCGCAACAGCCTGTGAGCCAAAACCAGTCACTAAGCATGCATCAAGCACATCAATCATGCAGCCCCATGCATTCGTCAGCTGCGGCGCGTTTAAATTGTCAAAGCTAAACCACTTAATATCAGTATTGGCCATTTCTTTCACTCATAAAAAAGACCGCTAAAAGCGGTCATATTTGATTTAAATTTTAAACAACGCGATCAATGTCGCCGCGCAGCATGATTTGAAACTGATCTGAAATCACAGATGGTTCAGACTGCTTCACTGTCCGTATTGCCCAAATCGGATAATTTGCAGCAACAGTATTAAAGCGTACTGTATTGCCTGATGCCCAGCCCGCCCCCCAGCCTTCCTTTTTGATTTTGAAGTAAGGCGCAGCAGTGACTGGATTTATTGGAGAGAAATCAGCATTCACTGTACCGGTGCCAATTTGCCCAGAGTACTCACCTATGCAGCGGAAGTTCGTAGCATCAGTAAATACGATTGCCCAGCGTTCCTGAATCGCACCCTTATTTGATACATCAAGCGGATATAGCGAATCATTGTAGTTTGCAGAAATAGCACCGCCTGTGGCTTCATCAGACCAAGCGCTATTCCAAGTCTGCTGCACAAACTTGCCAGTATAGCGGGCCTGCATTTCATCAATAATCAGCGCAGAACCAACAATCGTGTTCTCAGCCTCATAATTGTGTGTAAGCGGCTTCGTGAAAGTGAGCTGGCCATTGATCTGCACATCTCGAATTAACCCCATATCTTGATAGCGGTATTTGGCTTTCAGCAGTGGCTCAAGCGTGTTTAATGCAAAGTCGCCATTCAGTGTAAAGCGGCCGTAATCGTAGTCTACGGTATACATATCAAACGGCACTTTAGCGCCTTCGGCATCTTCGAGTTCACACCACGCAATGCGCTGATCTGCAAGTTCATAGGTCTTGCCTGCGATATTATCTGGCAGCACATACTCTTTATTTGCGCTGACAATACCCACACCGCCGACACGGAAAATCGGCACACGTCCATCAAGCGGCAGCCGCGTAGCTGATAGGCCAATTACATCAGCATCCAGCGGGATGTAGGTATATGCAATCGCGTTATAGCGCACAGCAGATGCATCAATCCACACTGGTATATTGATGTAAGTTTTTCCCGCAACATCATATTCAAGCAGCGGATCGTACCAATCTTTAGCTTCAAGCTCAGCGCGGTTCGCAGCAGTAATTTCAGTCTTAGTGTAAAAATCAATGTTCACAAGGCCAGTATCATAATTGATTGATCCATGTGCTCGGCTGGTTTCAATTTTTCCATTTTCATCTGCAGTCAGTGTCAGCTGCCCAAACTCAAGTGAGGTAGCTACAACGGTCAGTGACTGCACGCGAATCGGAATAATCGGCGTGCGGAAGCAGACCTTGTTCACTGGCGGAAGATCAGTTGTTGTTGCAAGCGATTCAAGCCTGATGCTGTTGTCCGCATTTGGCGTCCAGCTGTCAATTTCTACTATGCCAGTTCCGTATTGAATAAGGCCTGACTGCGTGCCGCTGTTAGTGGCTGGATTTACGTTCCGATACAGCAGACCATTGCGGTCTAAAAAAGTATCGGCTCCAACTTTAAAGCGTGCTGAACCCGTAAGAATCTGCTCGTCGTACCCCGCAGTTAAATCCAGCTTTAATTTATCTGCACTGAATGATTCTGTGCTTGAATTAACCCCTAATGCGTCGCGGTATTTGACCAAAATATCAGTCGCATTAAATGCTTTTAACGGTACATCAGAAACTTCAATTTTTGATGTTTGCGGTGAATAGAAAGACATTGAATAACCCTTTGCTGTTAGGCAGCGCCATACACTGTCATTGGTGTATAAACCTGCTTAAATTCCCGTTTATTTGTGACCGGTGTTACTTCTATCGAACCCGTCGAATAGACAATGGTGCCTTGAACAGTACTGGCAGCATCTACCAAATTTCCTGTTGTGGCATTTATCGGTACATCGGTTAGCGTTACAGTGCCCGCAGCAACCTCACCCGAGGCATCTGCAACAGGAATGCTGAGCTCAACACTATTCGGCTGAATTGCTGCGCCTGTTCCGATTGTAAACAGCAGTTTTTGATTTGAATCAGGCATGACACCTGATTTAGTCTGCTCCAACCCCGCGCCATAGTTGTATGTCACATTGAAAACTGTGGACTTCTGGGGAAGTTTGCTTGGAACCAGTTTTCCTTTACCGGTCGCATAATTAATTGACCCTGCAGCGTCACCTGTGAATTTGCCCTGTGCATTGCTGACTGCCGTTTTTTCAACGCCTTCAAGCAGCCATTTCACAGTTACACCAGGCGCAACACCTGTTAGTAATTGAAAATCAAAACAGGCTTGTTCTACACCCAAATTTGAACGCGCAAAAGTAACAATCGGCGTGCCCCATAACAGCAAGATCGGGGAACCAACATCCGGCAATGCGCCGGCAGTAAGTGACCAAGATCCTGTTTCGTAGTTGATTCGGCCTGAGCCGAATGAAGAACTCGAACCTTTCAGCTGGCCTGATCCATCATCTTTCAGCTCATAGAATTTGCCTTGCGCCATATATGAAATGGAAAGTGAACCGGGTGATGGAATAGGCACCAAAACACCAGTCCAGTTTGTGCTTTGACTATTTTGCATCACTGGAATCGCATAGCTTTGATAGTACTGATTTGGCGATGCAGCAGGCATGAAAGTGATATTCAGTGTTGTGCTGCCTGAACCAGCTGAGTCAGTCCACTGAATCAAGCCGCGCTGGTAATCAATTGTGCCCACCTGTGTGCCTAATGTGTTTTTAAGCAAACCGCCTTGATCTGTAATAGATTGGCCGAATAGCATAAAAGCCATGCTGGACGGCATCACGCTTAAGCCAATGTACAGATTTTGACTGGCACCGACAGTCACAGCAAAACTTGCAATAATCTCGCCATCATTACCCGGCACCAAAACAACACTCTCTCCCGCGGCATTCACATCGACAATCGGAGATTCTGTTTGTGCGGATGGGATCAGCTGCGCATAAACATCTTTTGCATTGACCGTGTACTCACCTACTCCTGCATCCGATACCAATGCGGTTGATGAATAGTAAATACCGGTGTCAGCAACTAAAGTGTCTCGAATAATCGTTTTTGATTTTTCTTGTGAATACCACTGCTTCGGCGACAGCCCAACATAATCCTGATCCAGCGCATCGCTTATTGCATAAGTAGCAATTTTGTACTCAACCGCCTTTTGATCAATGACCATAAAAGCAGTACGGGTCTCAACCTTTGTGATTCGTACATACTGCTCATGCTGCAGTGCTTTTCCCTCATCTGAAATCAGCACAAGTGAATCGCCGACAGCTGATTCCAATTCCTGCGGAAGATAGCTTTCTACACGGTTTTTGGCTGCCTTTCGTTCATCCGTCCAGCTTTTCGTGCTGAACAATAATGCGGAAACGTTCGGATCTTTTGGCAACTCAGAAATAAACACCGTGGCGCCCATCAGCTTATCTGTATCCGCAGTTGTAACAGCGGGAAAGATTTTACGCATGGAGACATCACCGGTCGTACGGTTCAGCTCTGAAATATCATCGAACAGATTATTGCTTTGGCCATCAACAATGATTTGTCCAGAATATTTGCCACCGCCATCATCGTTATCTGTCAAACGCTCAGATTTATAGATCACCAGATCTTTGGTTTCAATCGGCATTGTTTAGCTCCAAAAATCGTAAAGTCACATTGAGATAGTCGTCAAGTGAAATGGCTGGAATGCCCTTAACTGGCTTTGCTTCCAATGCGCCCGCCTCGTGATTGAAAATCACTTCAAATTGCCGCATGTCATGCGGCCATTCAAACTCAAGCGTGAACTGCTCATGAAGCACCGACCAAGCCTGAACCTTGCGCAAATCCCGCAATTTGATCCACCCCATACCATCATCAGCAGGATTTAAAGTTATTGGCCGTCCGGATTGCTTGCGGCCTTCCTGAATGATTGCCGCGCCAGTGATTGAGCGCTCCAATTTCTGCTCTATCGGCTTCCAGTCAAATTCATCAGACCATAAAAAACCGTCTTCAAGTGAGACGGTTTCATGGGTTGATTTTCGTATCAATCTCATATATCTACATCCTGTTTTTCAGTGTTTCAAGTTCGCTGAGAAAGTCATTAAAGTTGCTCTGATTCGCTTCGGCCACTGGAACACTGATAGTCTTGCCATTAATCGTGATGTTGTTCTGTATAGTTTTTCCAGCCTCAGGCACAGACACTGACGGTGTGCTTACTGATGGCGCGGCAGACGCTAAAGCAGCAGTACTTGTATATGCTTTTGCATTTTTGGAATACTTTTCCAGCTGCTCTGCAACATAGTTGAAGTTGCCAAGCATCCCCCCGATTGGGTCAAGTGTGTCGTAACCTTTTTCTGCCAGCCAAGCTGTTGAGGCATTTCTATATTGACTGTCACCGATCATTGAGCTGCTGAAAATCTGCTGCGCGAGCTGTTCTGCACGCTTTTCGTCATATTTGAAAGAAACCAGCTGTGCCTGAATTTCTTCTTTGCTGTAGCTGAGTCTAGTTTTAGTGCCAGTTCGTGCCTGCTGCCCTGCAGTTCCTGTTATCGCACCTTTTGCGGCATTTGCAGCCTCTTTCCACGCATCACTCGCGCTAGATGCTTCATCACGGGCAACTTGGCCAGCACTTCGGAAGCCATCACCAATTCCTTCTGCGGAATTACGAACGCGGTAATTTGCGTTAGTCCAGTCATCCATCGATTTGACGGCTGCAACACCTGTATCATCAATTTGGATTTCTAAGTTCCGGCCAGCATTTGCTGCGTTAGTGGCTGCAATAACACCCGCATCACCAGAGGCAGCCGCGGACTGTGCAGCCTTTTCGTAGGCAGTCTGAATGCCCTCTGCTGTCGCCACCCCGCTATCTCGAATAGTGATGTAATCCATCAAGGCCTGCTGTGCTGCAAATTTAAGCTGCTCTTTAGTCTGAATACCCAAGCGCTTAAATGCCTCGGTAACTGGATCAATCTCGTCGGGCAGATCTTGAGCTTGTAACTTAATCGCAATTAATCCTTGCTCAACCTGTCCAGTTGATATTTTTCCTTGATTGCCAAATTGCTGAAGTTTTGCTTTAGCGTAGTCAATTTCAGCTTGGCTTTTTGCAATTTCCAGCCATTTTAACCAAGCCTCATATGTCACATTGGCTGCTT